GCATTAACATTGGTATAAAGTATTCTTTGCCCACCAGGCGTTACACCATCCATAACATATACGTAATTTGTTGATTCATCGATGACAAATTCACCTTCATGACCAACAAGATTACCAATTTGAAGAGGGCTTATCTTACCAAAATAACGACGCAGAACCATGCTTATATCCTAATATCTTATATTTACCATAATTTGAATGATTGCATACCTATGTTTTAACGCATACCAGAGAAGTATATAATGCAGTTAAATTTATATTGCACTGCAATAAATATGTGCGTAAAATGCATAACAAGTGGAGAAAAAATATGCAGAACCTATTAAATTACATATCAAAAAAACTGGCTGAACGCAATCGTTACCGTCGCACAGTAATCGAATTAAGTAACCTAACTAATCGTGATCTTGCAGATATTGGTGTTTCACGTTGCGACATTCCTAATATTGCTGCTGGATATATTCGTCGTTAATTTTTTAATAAAAAATTAAGACAATAAAAAAGCCCCTTTTTAGGGGCTTTTTCTTTTTTGTAATCAAAACCAATATTATTGGAATGAAAGGTTGCTTACTGCGATTTCACTTAGGTAGTCAGCAGCGTTACCGAAGCTGGATGCTACGTTAGTCAATTCAATGTAACCATAACGAGTCATGAAGCCAACAACTGGTTCGAATGTTGATGGATCAAGGATAACACCACTTGACATTAGAGGGATGTATGGGCAATAGAACGCAGCAGCATCTGCTTCGCTTGTACCCTTATAACCAACTAGTACTGGGATGGTATCAGTTGCATAGCTATCTACATAGATACGCATTGCGCCGTTTAGAGTACCAACGAACTTAGTGTTTGTTGGGGCTTCAAAAGCACCTTCAGTAGTACGAGCGAATGCTGAAGTAGTTGCAGACTGTAGAACAGTCAATGCAGCACTTGAAACAACAGCCCAGTTACCTGCACCACGACGAGTACGTTGTGCAATTAGGTTAGCAGCACGGTTAATTAGAACTGCTAGAGCAGCGTGTTCGTCACCAACGAATGTTGCAGTACCACTTACAGTAGCTTGGTTGAAAGTAAATTCACTTGCAGCAAGAGCACGTAGGCTGTAAAGGATTTCTTGATCGATTTCAGCAGTGATTTCTTGTGCCAAAGCTGCCATAATTTCAGCTTCGATATCTAGACCATGCATTGCTTGAGCGTCTTGAGCAGCTTCAAAAGTCCAACGTGCTGATAACTTACGAGTCTTAGCTTCAACAGGTTGCTTTAGAATCTGAACGTTCAAACGACGACCTGGTGTGCCTTCAAGTGCAGCAGTGAAACCAGCACGACCGTCTGCGCTATTAACGCCTGATGGAGCGCCTGAATAACCAGATGCAATCTTGAATGGTGAAAGTGCTTCGTCATTGATGTTTGCATTGGTACCAAACTGTCCAGTACCATTGCTTGTGAAGCTATCTGCATAGCGAACACGTAGAGTGTGAATCTGCGCAACTGGTCCAGTCATAGGCTGAACACCAACGATTTCGTTGGCAATAACAGTGGGCATAACACGACGGATAACAGGTAGAATAACACGATTAAGTGTTGCTACGTTACCGCTTGCAGTACCACCAGCAGTTGCATTTTCTGCTAGGTACTTCTTGGTATTTTCCAATACCATTGACATTGTAGTACGACGATTACCGCTTAAGCCTTCCAATAGGGCTGCTTTGGTTTCGTCCCAACGTCCTTCAATTAGTTCTTGTGTCATAGGGTCTTCTCCAATTAATTAGTTTCTTATTAGTCCAGCCAGACGCTTCATTTCAACAATGTTGTTTGAACTCTGATCTGCTTTAACAGTACGATCACCAGTTACTTCTTTACGGTTTTCTGCAATCATTTCCTTTTTAACAGGACTTGATACAGTACCTTCCATAACTGGATTGAGATACTTTTTAAATGCTGCGTCTAATTTATCTGTTGGGACTGATTCCAGCAGTGTTGACATCACAGCGGCTTTTTCTTTGCTTAGCGGACCAAGCAAATCGTTGATTTTGCCTTTTCTTTCGATACTTTCGTTGATGCGGCGTATTTCATCATTTTTCTTCTTAACTTCAGTCATTGCACGTTCTGATTGCTCACGCGCTTCGCTAAGTTGATTCATCATTTCATTCATCTTCTTAGTTAGCTTGTTAATATCAGCACGTTCGTTAAGATAGCTTGCACCGAATTCAGTTGCAAAAGCTTCGAAAATCTTGCGACCGAAGTTGTTTTCTTTTGCTTCTTGAATATCAGTTTTAAGTTGAGTTAATTCTGAACGCAGATGGGTTGTAACTGTATTTTCTACAAGAGCACTTGCTTTCTTAACAAAACTATCACGAAGAGTTTCTAACTTCTTACGACCTTCAGTTACTACTGCAACCTTAGTACGTGCGAGATCAGCCTTGTCTTGTGCAAATTCTGAAATTTCAGCTTGCAGGTTTTCAGCAACAAATGCTTCTAACTTTGCAATATTCTTTTGCATATTGATACGGTCATTGCGTAGTTCGCTAACTTCACTAGCTAGTGATTCACTTAAATAAGAATCGAAATTCTTAGCCTTGTTGATCATTTGCTGTGTAAATTTTACACGATCTTCGCTAACTAATTCACGTTCTGCTGCAATCTTGCGAACTTCAGCAGTTAGTGATTCATTAACCATCTTGTCCAGAGCCTCTACCATAACAGCACGGTCATGTGCATAGCGACCTGCCATTTCTTCACGAATTTCTGCACGAATTTCACCACGTGCTTCATCTAGCTTAGCATTCCATGCTTCTTCTAGAGTCTTACGAGTGTCTTCATTCAGAAGTCCGCTTTCTAGTAATGGTTTTAGAGCTTCGAACATTAATTTCTCCTGAACTTATATCTTTAATTCAGCAATAAACTTACGGACTGATTCCTGTAAGTATTTCTGAACTCGTTGATCTTTATTTAAATCTTTAGCCATATCCAGAATACGTTGCCCACCATTCATATTCATCAGTCCTTCATAGACTGCAGTTGGGTAGGCATTAGGTGCGCTGGGTTGTGCTACAATATCGACAGTAACGATATCAAAATCGCTTACTGCGCCGTCATGTTCATTAACATTACCTGATCCACGACTGCTTACTCCTAGTTTAACACCACTTTCTAACATGGTGCGAACTAAATTACCCATTGGGGTGGGCAAAATCTTCATCTTTCCAAAACCATTTGGTCCATCTAACCACATTTCTGTAATCATGTGACTTACACGGTCAAGATTGATACGTAGGTTGGTTGGGTGATCTACTTCACCCAACACACTATAACCTGTTTTAATTTGCTTGTTTAACGTTTCAATAGCACGATTGATTTCATTGATAGGATATACACGTTGGTTAGCGTTCTTAACGCCACCTTGGATACAAATACCCTTCAGATAAAGGTTTTTACCTTCATCTGAATGAGTCATTTCCATCATAGCCTGATCGTAACTGAGATGCTCTACTAGCAAATTATTCATTTTCTTTCCTTATTAGCGAGGTAAAACGTCTTTCTTATTAACGTTTGGACCGCCGCCTGTAGCGAACTTGCCTTCTGCGCTTTGTGGCTTCTTAGCATTTGAGAAAGCCTTACCAGCGTTTGCACCTGGTACGTTTTCAAAATTGCCTGCGCCTTTTAGCTTGCCTTCGCCCTTGCTATATTCATTGCTTGGACCTTTATAAGCCTTGCCATCTGGGTCTTCGTTTGAAGATTTCTGTGCGATGTTCTTTGCAGTGCCGCCCATGTCGTTCTTGCTAGCAACTACGCTCTTCTTCTGAGTTGAAGACTTGTAGCTATTAACTGCACCAACTGGCATGCCTTCGCTATTGCCTGGGTTTGCAACCTTTTCTACGTATTCACGAACAACACCTTCTTCTGCAAAATCTGGATCGTGTGAGCCATCATGATGTTCTGGCTCATCTTTTTCATCAGCCATTAGCTTTTCAAACTCAGCCTTGAGTTCGTCAAGTGCATCTTCAAGGTCCATAACACGGTCTTCCATGCCACCTTCGCCTTCTTCATGACCCATGTCCATATCACCATCGGTGTCCATGTCCATGTCGTCATTGTCGCCCATATCCATATCCATGCCATCATCATCATGACCCATACCTTCATGGTCAGCTTCAATGTCATGCATCATGTCATCAGTTTGATCCATGCTGCCTGCTTCGTCCATGTCATGGTCATAGTTTTCATCCATTTCATCTGACATTTCTTCAGCAATTAGATCATTATAAAGTTCACGGCTCTTTCCAACAACAATGTTGTGGAATAGTTCTTTAGCCTTTTCTACATCGTCATTGATGATGTATTCAATAAGTTGTTCGTAACTATTACGCATATGTTAAACTCCTGTGGGATTTTGTCCTATGTTTATATTTAATAACTATTATTAAATATATCTTCAAATAGGTTGATTTTGACGAATTTGTGAATTATAAACCTGGTTGAGGTGCGGCTGTTGTGCCATACTGCTTTCTTACTCGTCCAATTTCTTCTGCATACTCAACATTCCGTTGGTCATTCATTTTACGCAATTGATTAATTTGTGCAAGTGTTAATTTAGTTTTGCGCAAGTCAGTCATTTTAGATACACTATTATCATGGCTTAAGTCTTGATATTCACCATTGTTATCATTAAACATCTCATTTAACAGCATATTAAAATTTCCTAGTGAATTTATTTAGTGTAGTTATGCGCCGCCACCCAATGCCGCACCTGCAGTAGCGCCACCTTGCGCACCGCCTGCTCCACCAGTTGGACTTGGTACGCCGCCTGCACCAATTTCACCACCTGGTTCTGGCGGTGGTCCGCCTGCTGGCGTAGCTTCTGCGCCTGCTCCTTCGATATCGCCAATAGTTTCAATATCTGTATTGATGCCACCAGGTGTTACACCAACGTTACGCAAATCTGCGCCTTGCATTTGTGATTCTGGTTGTCCTTCACTACGTTCTTCATGCCACATTTTATCATTTTCAGCAAGTTCAACTTCACTTAGACCCAAATATTTCTTAAGCATAAAACGCTTACTCAAATAATCTGTTTGATTAATTTGAGTAAAACCAGCAATACGACTAGCATTTAGTTCAATTTCACGATATGCTGCAAAGTTTTGTGGCTCGTTGAAACGTAATTCAAAGATACTATTATCAAGATTAAATCCACGATGTTTTAAAAACAACTTGAATTCATCATCAAATTTAGGTGAAATATATTTCTGTAAGCGTTTGCAATATTCATTAAAACGATATTCTTGAATAAGTGCAGTTGTTACTTTGCCATCTGTAAATGAACGATCACTATCTTCTGGACCTGTTGGCAAATATGAACTTGGAATACGTAACGCACGAAACATCTTATTAGTAAAGAATCGTAGATCGTCAATTTCACCAAGATTTTGACCACCTGGTAGTACTTCTACACTACTACCACGACCTTCTGCAGTTTGTGGAAAGAAGAAATCTTCATTCATGCTCATTGGATTATATGAAGCATCCATTAAATTTTGCCCACCACCACTTTGTGTTGGAATACGACGCTGATTGATTTCATTCTTAACACGCTCAACAAATTGCATTGCAAGATGTGCTGGCATGTTGCCTACGTCAATCTTGAACATTCTACGTTCAGGCGCACGAGAGATACGATAGATTAGAATGGCGTCTTCTAATAGTTCTTTTTGCTTGAATACTTTAAAGATAGCTTCAAACAAACTAACGCCAAACGGCCAGTTAACATCTAAACCTTCTGTCAAACTAAGATGAACGACATGTTCTGCAGCAACAGGAAACTCATTATTTCCTGCACCAAAACGTGTGTTCGGTGAAAATACTTCACCACCTGCAGTATAACTACGACTACCACCCATATATGGTGCAAATGCATAAGAATCATTTGGACCAGGTGGTCTTGTAATAGTATTGTTTTGTAGATTAGGATTCAAATCACGGATATAGTAAATTTCTGGAACTTTACCCTGACTTTCATTGACAATAACTTTAGATACACGATTCATTTCAGTCCAAAACCATTTATAGGTTTCTGGATCACGAACAAATACTTGGTCGCCATACTTAAGAGTATTGCGGAAAATTTTAAACATACGCTGATCAAATTCGTTTAGATTATACCAAGATTTTAATTGATCCTTTAGGATCATAATTTCATTCTGAGTTGCATCCTCGTGAAAATGCAAATCAAATGCAGTCTTGGTATCGTCACTAATTTGTGTGCAGAACTCACTTATAATGTCAAGTGCGCTATTAGCTTCACTATCTAAATCCATATTTTCATATTGAGTATAACGATCAATACGATTAGGATGTCCGCTATAAACATCTGGCAACATAGATTGGTAATTGCGATATGCAGCATTAGCCTGTGAGCCAAGATAATTATAACTGCTATAATCTGTTACGCTGCCATTAACAGGACTATATGCCCCATCATTTACAATACGCCAATGCTTTTTCCAACCCATTTGTAAATCCTTGTAGAGATATTTATAGATATGATGGGGGGTTATGCAATTCTTACACTTGTATCTTTTGTATGACGCACAACTTCATTGGTTGCAGAAATTAATAAATCCATCTTACGATTAAGTGTTTCTAAGAAATTTGCGGATGCTTCTGCATATTTTGTGTTATCACTGCTCATAGCAGTGTTGTTTAAAAGTGTAGCATCTACTGCTGCAGATTGTGGATTATTAGCATAACTATCTGCCATTTCGGTCAGCATAGATGTTAAATTTTCAGGTAACACTGCTTCTGTGCCATGTAGTTTTGCAAGATAACCGCTGCTTGGTCCGCTTGAAATACCACCACTAGCAAATCCCAACATACCAGCAAGACCACCTAAACCTTCTAAGACACCACCAATTATGTTTAATGGAATACCAGCAGTAGCACCAACTCCTGTTACATCAGCAGCAATACCTACTCCTTGAGTTACCATGCCTGCTCCAGTTAATGCTCCACTTAAGTTACCCGGTGTGCCTAACCAATTTGTAATTTTACCAAATAATGTATCAGAATCTTGACTATTAGGTTTTTTTCCAGAAATTGCAGATATTGCACTTGCTATATCACTTGTTGCTGTTTTAATACCATCTGCAAATTTTGTTAATACACCGCTTTGTAAAAATTCAGTTTGGATAGCCAAGTTCATTTGTCGAACACTATCTGCTGCTTGATTCATTGAAGCAGTTACAGGGTCTGTGCCAGCTTTTGCTTTTGTCAATGCATCAGTTTGTTTATCAAATGCTTCAACTGTCAATCCTGTTTGCGACACTACATTGCCAAACACAGTGTTAATATCACCCACAATTCCGCCTACACCAGCACGAGCAGCCGCACTTAATGGTACAAGTTTATCAACATTATCACTGAAAACCTTACGCAAGTTTTCAACAGAACCAACTGCGCCACGTGTTGTAGTTGCTAAATCGTTTGCAGGATTATTAATAGCATCGATTGCGCCTTTAAAAGCATCGGCAGCGCCAGGCAATTGCATTAGCGAACGAATTGCAGGATCAGTGCTATTAGTAACACCAGCAAATTGTTGCTTAAATGCTTCAGCTAGCTTACCACTTGGATCAGCTTTTTGAAAAATTTCCAATTGTGCTTGGAATTTAGCAACAGCATCTGGTCCCATCTTTTGTAGCTTTGCATAAACGTCAGCATCAAATGCAGCACGACGATTTCGTTCCTGTGCTTTTCTTGCATCTTCGCCAGTAATACCACTTAATACTTTTAAATTGCTTGCATAATCGCCTGTGGATTTTGCTAATTCTTCTTCACTTGCGCCACGCAAACGATTTGTAGCAGCAAAGTTAGCCATAGTATCTGCGATTAAACCTGCTTGGTCTTTATATTCAATGCCTAAGTTACGCAATCCTTGAGCAATGCCAGTTTGACGCATTACCATGCCAACTTGACCCATTTGCTTTGCAGCTTGGATAATACCGCCGCCGCTTGCTGTAAGTTGTTCAGCACTTGATTGTAACACGTCAGCAAACTCAGGCAGTGTTAAATTTACATCTTTTGCTGCACTTTGCATTTCAGTAATACCGCCAGCAAATGTAGCGCCAACTGCGTTTATCTTACCAAATGCACCATATACCATATTAAGTTCATTGGTAAGAACTGGCATTACTTTTGATAATGCTTCTGCACCTTTACCAAATATACCAAGAGCGATGCCCGCACCTTGTGCAAGACCACCAGCTACTTTAAGAGCAGTTCCATAACTGCCAGTCATAGTAGAAGCAGTTTTTGATGCTGCTTGACCAACAGAAGTTAAACCTTGTCCTACTTGCGAAGATGCAGAGCCAACTACACCAAGCGTAGTTTGTAATAAAGCACCACCTTGTGCAATTTCACTGCCAGCACCTCGGTATCCACTTATAATACCACTAACTACTGTTCCTAACCCACTTAAAACTTTACTTGAAGTGTCTATAATTTTTGCATTACGCAAACGAACAGCTACTTCTTTTTCTTGTGCAGCTTCGCTTTTTTCAAGTTGAGCAATCTGCTCTTCAATTTTTACGCCTAATTCAGGAAATTGGTCTTTAAGTGTTTCAATTTTAAGTTTAGCATCTTGTATAGCAATATTTGCTTCAACATCGCTTAGTCTTTTTTGCTTTTGAGCATTAGTTGCTTCTTTAACTGTTTTTGTATAATCAATCGCAGCTTTCTTTATAAGCAAATCTTGATCAATTATGCCTTGCTCTCCTCGTTGGAGAGCTTCCATAGATTTACGAACAGATTCAATAGATTTATCCAATCCACCAAATCTGCTATTTGCTGAAGTTAATTTATCAACTAAAGTTTCTAGTAATTTTTCTAGATCAGCATTATCTATAGCCATTTTTTTATCTTATTAAATACCTTTATCAATTATTTATGGAACTTAAAAAATGCAAAATTCTAATCCACTTTCAGGACATTTTCGCCAACCAGCAATTTTTTTAAAATTGCCAAGCGGCGGAAAATATTGGCCCAACGGCAGTATAATTTTACCAGCAAGCGGTGAAGTAGCGGTTATGCCAATGACTACTAAAGATGAAATCATGCTACGAACACCTGATGCGCTGATGAATGGTCAAGGCGTAGTAAGCGTTATAGAAAGTTGCATACCTGAAATTAAGAATGCATGGGCTGCACCAACAATTGATATGGATGCTATTCTTATTGCAATTAGAGTAGCAACCTATGGCGATACTATGCAAATGGATAGTAAATGCACTGCATGTGAAGCAGAAAATTCACATGGTATTGCATTAACTAACATGCTATTGACATTACGCAGTCCAGACTATAATAAATTTCTTGTGCAAGATGGATTAACATTTAAGTTTAAACCACAAAATTACTATCAAAGTAACAAAAATAATATGAATGAGTTTGAAGAACAAAAAATCATTCAATTAATTAATAACGAAGATATTGATGCTGATACTCGTAAAGCACAATTTGATATTCATTTACAAAAAATAATTGATAATAACATTAATATATTAGCACAAAGCACAGAAAGTATTACTACTGAAAGTGGTGATGTTGTAAGCGAACAAGAATATATTATTGATTTTTATAAAAATGCACCTAATCCAACAATTAGAGCAGTACAATCTAAACTAAAAGAAATTAGCGACGAGGGCAGTATTAAACCTGCACGTGTAGTTTGTGAAGAATGTAATCATGAATATAACGTAAGTATGGTTTTTGATTACGCAAATTTTTTCGTTCCACTATCCTAAATCTCTCACATGAAGAGATCATGGCAATGGTGGAAGGTTATGAAAAAGAAGTAAAATCTATTAAAAAGAATATTTTAGAGATGTGTTGGCATATGCGTGGTGGTCTTACCTATACCGAAGGCATGAACATGAGTGTTACAGAACGCCAGATTATTGCTAAGATGGTTGAAGATCATATGGAAACTACTAAAAAGAGCGGATTACCTTATTTCTAAGGTTATATGATGTGCTTTGCACATCAGTTCGTTCGCTATCGCTCACTCACCTTTTCGCTTCGCTCTTAATAATATTATTATAATTAATCTTTACAGTTTCATTTAGACCAGATTTTAGACATAGATTTCCTTAAGCAGGAAATCCATGTCTAAGACGCTTCATTTGAGCCATCAAATAGACACTAACAAACGGAACTCGTATAATTGAGTGGGGCGGTTAGCCGGTACCCCTTCACATCCTGTAGATTATAACCAACGGACCCTACATATACCCTTGTTAGCGAACATATGTAAGTTGAGGTTGCTTTTTCTCAGAGCCTCATCGTTTAGCCTATCGTTAGCCAAACGTTGTCCATACAGCAATGTCGGGGTGCTGACAACCTTCAATTAGTTTTCTGATAATAAGGACTATGGTGCCTGAGATGCCTGATATGCCTGTGGTTTAACGAAGTATTGTTTGCCAATAAAAGTTTTATCTGCCAATGAGCCTGATGTGCCGCTGTCGTATTTTCTTGCTTCTACTAAGCCTTGAGTATATATCTTAAAAGTACGTTTGTCACTATTTTTTATGTATTCATAGAAACTTGTGCTGTCTGGTGAATATTCGCTATTTGTTAGATGAAACGTCTTAATATTGCCATTAATTGAAGTTCCATGACTATAAAACATAGGATAACGTCCTATGGCATGATTCCACGCTGCAAAATATTCTTTATGTGGCCCATCTATCACTCTACTGCGACCTTGAACATCATGCAAAATATCATCGTTAAACTCAGGCAATGAGTCAAACCAATTGATTGCTTTATGTACTTGTTTTAGATGAAGTTGTGGTAGTTCGCCTGTTATATAGAAATTTTCATGTTTTGACCCAATAAAATCAGCAGTGCTGCCATCAGGACAAAAAGCATACCATTTACCATCCCGTAATATTAACTTAGGCTTATCAACACCCATGATATCACCACGATCACTTTTCTTGGTGGTGTGGTTTAAAAAATCTTCAGTTATATTAGTGCTGAAATAACGACTTGTTTTGCCAGGTTTCAACGAACAACCAGGATGAAATATCCAATCTTCACCTAAATCATTATAAAATTTAGCCAATGATTTAAAATTTATCTTGATGTGGTTAATTTTTAAATTAGGATAATAGGTTTCTTTTACATATTGTGCATGTTGTAATGCAAATTTTGTTTCAGGATCATTAAAGAAATCACCACGGTCATATATTAATAATTCATCAAGTAAGATATTATTATCAACAAAACTGCGTAAAATGGTGTGACTATCATAACCGCTGCTATACCACAGTGCCAAATATTTGTATTTGTCACGCAATTGCTGGCATCGTGTGCGCAGCAAATCATACCAATCCTCATTTGGTTCGTTTGACCAATCAACATTATCCCATATCTCTTCCATCCAATGAAAAGATATTTTATCCATATCGCCACGTGCAGCATGGATAGCGGCTATCTTACTATAGATACGCTGTCCATTTACAACATAATACATGTTATTGTTGTAATCTACACGAAAATTATTCACTAATTCCTAAACCTTCAACGCTGTTTAATCCAACTTGGATACTGATTCTGGGACGTGGAATGTTACGAACGCCATGTAATATACGAGTTTGTATTACTGTCCATGTTCGCAACGGTATTTGAAAACTTTCAACGACATCCAATAAGCTGTGGTCATTGCAACGGTCACCATTATTTCGCAAGAGTGGCTTGCCATGTTCATGATAAAACACTGTTTTATGATCCTCGCCGCCACCATCGAGAAGGTAAATTAAACTATAATTGCGACTTAAATCACAATGAGCGCCATTTGTATCCTTACCATCTTTGCCTGTATCTGCTTTAGCAATGCGAATATTAACTACACTCTTGTCTGTAATATTATCATATACCCAATCACGCATTTCATCATCTAAACTATATGCTAGATTTGGAGCATTAATTTTCTTGACGCCATCGACAATAATAGTATCTGTGGTAATCTTATTCCAATCGATTTGCTGTTCGCCTTGCGGCATTTGTTCTAATTCTGTATCCATCTGCTCATAAGCACGTTCAATCAAATGTTGCGGAACATGCGGCAAATCTTCTAAAATTTTATAAAACCAAGTCATAGTAATTCCTTTAATAACTATATTTCTTCTTTAAATTATTCAATAAACCATTAATAATAACGCCTGTTAATGCAATAACAAATAGAATAGCATACATTTGGTCAATGTCCAATTTACTTTTAACATCAATAATATATGAACCTAATCCAAAATAACCGCCAATGCTACCAAATACTACTTCTAAACTAATCAATATTCGCCAACTATTTGCCCAACTTGTACTTGCAATACCTATTAGATTACTAATAGCAGCAGGTATATAAACTTTAGTAAGTGCCTTTGTGCCGCTCCATTGCAGATTTTGCACATGCTTGCCCCATTGTTCATTTACCGTTTCAATGGCTCTGAGTACCTGTAACCCACTTTGCCATACTATATTCCATATGATGATACTATACACAACCGCCGCACCTAGCCCCATAAACAGGCTCATAAAGGGTACCAGCACGAAACTTGGCAGTGGATTGAAATATGCACAATAACGTTCAAATAACGCTTTTAACCAACTATATTTTATACAAAGTAATATAATAACAATGGTTATAAACATGCCAATAATATAACTTAACAACAGTGTTCGCATAGTATAATAGAAACTAAACCAAAATTTAGCTGTCCATATAAGATCATACAGTGCAGATAATATACTTGTGCTATCTGGAAATATAAGTGGTTCTTGAACAACAAGATATAAAATATGCCATCCTACTAATATAAGTGAAAGGGCTAAAATATTATAAAGAAAGGATCGAAACAATTAAATCATCCTCTTCGGTTATATTTTTGAGACCATTTTTACTGAGCAAATATATGCTGTCACCGACAATTCTTGCTTCGGTTACATTGTGTGTAACCCATACTACGGTTAAATTTTCTTCATGAACAATCTCACGGAAATCTTTTGCAACAGTTGCCCCTGTAAGACCATCTAAGGCGCTTAGAGGCTCGTCGCATAACAATGTGCGCAATCCACTGCATAAACCACGAATTAACGTGAATCGTTGGCGCTGACCGCCACTTAAATTTGTTGGGCTATGATCTAGATATTGTTCTAGATTCCATCGCTTTACCAAATCAATATATGGTTTTTGGCAAACTAATTCTAAATTTTTTCGAACAGTCATCCATGGAAACAATTGATGACTTTCTTGAAAAACACGAAATTGATTCTTGAATATAACATCCGTTCGGGTTGCAATGGAAGCAAGCAAGCTAGTCTTGCCTACTCCACTTGCTCCCATAATAACAGCAATTTCCCCTGTCTGCACCGACAAATCTATCGGTGCAAACAGTGAAATGGTATCACAAACTGTAACTGTATGGTTACTAAGGTTAATCACTTGACTAACTTTTCGTCCCAAACCATGTCACTATGCTTCTTATCTTTGCCAGCACCATTTAAAATGCCGACACGATACATGAAATCCATATACTTTAAGCCGCTGGTTGGCTTATATTGATAAACATCAACATTTTGTTTTTTCTGTTCAATTAATTCACTTAACGTAGGATCATTTACTTCATCCTTTGTCATATAGTTAATAAGCATTGGACGTGGATTCTTTTCAAATTCTTCAATAGCAGCCTTTTGAGCAGCTACCCAAGCACGAGCAAGTTTAGGATTGTTATCCAACCATTTTGATGTAGCATATACAACATTCAATACGCCAACAGTTTTTGTAGGATTGTCATTATGTGCTACGATATGTGCGCCTTTGCTAACAGCAATGTTTTGCCACGGAACGCCTACGATGCCACAATCAATCTCAGGATTTTGCTTAGTAATCTGTGCAACTGCTATATCACGAGGCATTACAACAATATTACTATCAAATTTGCCATATTCTTTATCGCCAAACTTATCGGCAGTATATTGACGTAGTTGCATTTGTTCGCCACTATTCATACCTTTCATGGCAATCTTAGTAGATGGTGTGATATCCTTTAATGATTTAATCTTAGGATTGCCACATACTAACCACTGATCATATTCTTCTGCGCCAGCAAGTAACTTAACTTTAGATGGGTCTTTATCAAATAGGATGCCGAAACTATTGACACCGCCAAAGATAATATCAATTTGCCCCAATAACAAGGCTTCGTTTGCTTTAGTACTTTCTAAGATATCTACATATGATATCTTGACATCTTTGATGCCTTCTTTAGCAGCATATTGCGGAAGTAGTTCAGCAATTTTATATAGAAGTGGTTCGCTGCTGGCATATTTCAGCATACGATTTACACGAACTTCAGTTTCAGCATGTGCTGCAGTAACGAGAGCAGCAATTAGTGCAATAGTGGTAATGGTTCTGTTAAACATGTTTTCTCCTTCTCTTTAACATAACAGAGTTAAACTAAAATAGCAATTTTATTAAGAAGGAGTTTGCATTTTTAATGCTACGGCTGGCGTTCTAGGCGTGTCACGCTAGTAAAAGAGTACAATACTCTAGGCGTCAGGTGGGATTCCGAGGTCTTGCGGCCTTACTCCGTGGGTATTTATATTGGTTTTGTAGCTAATATAATTTCTTGTGTATAATGTTGTTCATCAAATAATGCAAGTGAAAGTCTTTGTTTGATATCATCCATTGATAGATGCAAATCACTATAATATTCATCATCTTTTTCTTGTGTCCAACTATCAAGTAATCTGTTTTTTAATATATTTGTTCGTGATTTGCCTACTCGCACAAGCAATATGCCATGATTTGTATCATTTATTTCATGCCGAAGAGCATTTATATAAGCACGTTGTGCAAATCGTGATAGTCCATAGGCAAGACGATTGTGCAAAATGTGGTCGCCATTATGCGCACTGCCAATAAAAACAACCTTACTCCACTTATTTTTGCGTTGATTAAGATAGCTGTGAGTAAATTTCATTTGACCAATCAAATTAGTTTGTAGTGTAATTTCAATATCTGACCAATTTTGCTGTAAATGTGGCACATTACCACGTGGGTCAATGCCACAACTTAAAACAAGATAATCATAATCATGCAACTGTGTATAATAATCTATACTACAAACATCAAATTCTTGCCTACCAACAGTGGTTACAAGTATATTATTATCATGCAACAACTCACCAATTGCTGCCCCAATACCAGTCGTTCCACCAATAATTAATGCTTTACGCACAGGCAATACTCACAAAATCTTTATTCATCGTCCAAAAACGATCATAATCCATAATAGCCCAACGAATATCACGATATTGGTATAGCATATGATATTCTACAAAAAGCGGATGATCATAGTATTGGTCAAATTGTACTGCTACAAACTTGCCTTTTCGGTTAAATTTCATGATTAAGATATTAAAATCACCATCATCACTGGCATCCATTAACTGGTCTAACCATACATCGAGTTGCTTACAACTACCACTAAACAGTTGATGAAAGGGAAAATCTGCATAACTTTTACATTCACAGTTAAACTTAGGGAAACTTTGACCAGGTATAATATCACCTTTAAACGAGCGAATCTGTCCTTCATGTAAGAATTGCTTGCGTTTATTGTTGGTTCCACCTACATAGGCACCCGAACCTGGCGCACGAATAAATGTTTCACCATATAACGTTGTTAGGTGTTTAGCAACATCTCGCTCCCAACTATTGCCTTTATTCTTACTTTTACTTGTCATTCAAACTCTCAATTATTTCTTTTAAAGTAAGCAAGTGCCATGATTCAGGTAACTCATATTCTTCTTTGAGTGTGTCGATGGCAAGTGCTGCATATAATATATTATTATCTAATATTGGATTATACACTAAATTTTTACATTGTGTATATAAATTATTTGCAATACTAACAAATGGCTGTTGTTTATTAATAAATTCACTATGAATATGCCGAACTGCATCCCAATCAAAGTTACCAATAGCACAATGAGACATTATGTCTGCAAGTATATCAATAAAATTTGGTTGCAAAACTGTAGAAATCTCTATATTATAAAGATATTTTCCACTTGCATGTATCCAATTATCTTCTTTATTATATTCCCAACCTTCTTTTTCATGTCGCAATTGCAAACTTTTGTTCATTGCTTCACGATATAAATCTACAGTATTTGTCGAAAGCTGTTCATTATGCCATGGATATATGTGTTTCCAATTTTCAACCAAGTAATTTCTTGCAAATAGCTTATCATTATCTTTAAATGGATAATACCCATTGCTATCTGGAACAGTTTCTATAATCCAATGTTCTTTATGATATACATTTATTGCTGCTAGTTTAGTATGATAATCATTGCCGCCATTGTATAAATTAATAATAACGGGTTCATTTTCAATACGCATAATCCAAAAAAACGTATTTTCAAAACTTTTCATCCAATTATGGTTATCAGAATTATAACTGACATTGCTGCGTATGCCTATAGGATATATTGTTCCCGTAGGATAACGATTGCGTAACATTGCTTGAATTTGAAATTCAATAGTTTGGTGCGGTGGGTTTTTTATGTGAGCGTGTGCGCTACCATTGTTAAAAAATGGATTATCAATCGTATTTTTGCTTAAATCTTGTTCAGCACGACTTATCAACCAGTGAATATAACTGCCATAATAACCAGTTGGCCATATCATCCATAGGTTTCGATTTAACATTAAAAATAAATCTCACGATACCATTGCGCACCAAAATTGCTTACATTTTTTACAACACTGCATGTTTCAATGCACGTATCTGTCCAATTATTAATAATATTATTAAAATTTTCTATGCCATATGATTGGTTGCCAAGAAAACAACATGGTTGTAAATTACCAAGATAATTCATATATACACTGTGTTCATTAAGTGCTTGGCAGCTAACATTACCATATGATGGCTTAGGAGAATAAATTTCTGGTGGTTCTAATCCTGTAATAGGTCTGTTTATAAATCTTTTGCTAACCTTTGCTCTAAATGCTACAAATCCCATATCTTTTGCTAGTTGCATACATTCATCAACTTGGTGTTCATTGTGTTTAAAAACCAACATATCCCAATGCGCACGTCCGCCAGCAGCAATGAAACTTTCTACATTTTTAATAATTTTGTCCCAATTAGTATTGCGTCGGTAGATATGATTAGTATCTTGCAGTCCATCTATACTAAAAACACAGTAGTCAGTAATTTTGTTTAATCTGCTACCAAGGATTGCCCACCAATTTGGATTGCGCAAACTTCCATTGGTATTCATTCCCAGTGTAATTTGTGGATTTACATAACGAAACCAATCATATATTTGTAAAGCATGCGTACTAGCTGCTGGATCGCCATATACGCCGCACATAAACATTTTATCTAATTGTTTAATAAACGTTTGATCTAATACAGATGTTAATTTTTCTAAAGTTAAATCACTTAATTGTAATTTTGGATTGAGTGTTATACCATCATCTAAAAACCTCGCACACATAGGACAAGCCGCATTGCAGCGGCTTGTTGGTTCTAAATGCAATATTTTTACCGATGATATATCAAAGTTCATACGGTTTCCACATCATCACCGTAACTTGTAAAACCATTTTCTTTAGTTACGGTAAGGATATTATTTACACGACTACTCAATTCATCCTTGTGAGATACAAGGAAGATACTTTTGCCACGCTCACGTCCCATACGCTTAAGAATACCAAGTGCATTCTCGACACCACTTGTATCCATGCCGCTATCAATCAATTCATCAATAAAGAGCAGATTGATATGTTGATATAGGTTCTCCCACACATCACGGAAAGCCCATGATAGGGAAAGAATAAGACGATTACGCTCACCACGTGAAAGATTATCAAAGTCAAGGTCACGACCAAGTTCAGTAATCTCTACGCTAAGATCATTTTGAAACTTAACCTCATGCGGCAAACCAATGGCACCAAGATAAGAACCAAGGCGACTATTAAGATACGCTAGATTTTGGTCAATAATGCGCTTACGTACAAAACTATCCTTGCTTGTTAGCATCTTTAACAAGAACTCTTGATGTTCTTGCATCGATGTGAGATCATTAATAGTGTCCCATGTTACTTCCTGTAGCGCATTTTGTTCCATTTCTATAATTTGTTCAGCATATGGATCATTTTCTTCTGTTTTGTTTTGTAATGCGGTTGCTAATTGCTCAAGGCTATTGCGATGGTTTAACGCATCTTCAATGGTGTCATAGTGCAGAGAACCAATCTGATTTTCAAAAATATATTCTCTATCACCCAATTCAGTAGCAAGTTCAAGTATTTGCTCACTAAACGGACTCTTTTCAAGCATACGGCTTTCAAGAGCAATATTCATATTTTCAAGAGTATTGCGATGGTTTAGTGCTTCTTCAAGCGTTTTGTAATATGGTTTTGGTGGTGGCGTTAATTCACCAATTAACTCAATAGTTTCAAGATGCTCACTTTTCTGTGTATGGTTAGCAAGCAATTGTATTACGCTTTCGCGCAATGCACTTTCTTTTGCTGCAAGAATATCTGCCTGATTATCATCATGAAGTTCTGACCCACAAGCATAACACTTATGGTTTTTAAGGTCTTCAATCTCTTTCTTTAACTTAGCTTGCGTTTTTTCTTCTTTAACATTGGCAGCATCGATAGATGCAATCCATCGTTTTGCCTCATCACGGCGCTTTACTTTGGCATCATAATCCGCAATATCACGATGAATGGCAATTTCTGCATCAATATTAATGCTTGAAAGATTTGCAATGTTGAGTTTAATTGCATCACAATCATCAAGTTGCTTTTGCTCCCACAAACTTTGACGAACTTGAATACTCTTTAACTGATCTTCAAGCCGTTTATTAGCAAGAAATCTTTCACGAAGACGATGATTATCAATTTCCGCATCAATATCAATTTTACTTAGAGAGATAAGATTTTTTTCAATCTTATTAATATCTTCTTCATGCTTTGATCGCCAAAGATGCTGACGCTTCTTTAAGTTTTCAATTTGCTCAGCAATACGAACATTTGCATCTTGAACTGCCTTGATACGAATTTTTTCTTCGCCAATCATATCTTTAGTTGTTTTGATTTGATTCTTAAGCCCATCAGCTTTTTCACTTAAGATAGTAATACCTAGCAACTGTTCAATAATCTGACGCTGGTCATTGGCTCTCATGCTCAAGAATGGTTCTGTATAGGTATTGAGTGCAACAACATGACGGAACATGTCAATACTCATACCTAACAGGCGTTCAATATCACCTTGGGTCTCACGACTATCGCCTTGACTATCATCGGTATAATCGTTTTGTTCAGTACCATCAATATATAACTTGGTGATATTTGGCTTACGACCACGTTCAATGCGGTAATGCCGACCACTAACTTCAAAATCAACAGTCACGACCATGTTCTTGCCATTGGTCTTGTTGATTAGGTTATCTTTCTTGATGTTTGTAAGGGCTTGACCGTAGAGACCATAACTTAGGGCGTTGATGATTGTGGTTTTACCCGTGCCATTTCTAGCACCAGTGTCATCACCTCCTAAATCTAAATTTTCACCTAACACCAAAGTTAGGTCACTACGGTCAAAATTCACGGCTTGGGTCGCATTGCCCACGCTCATGAAATTCTTTACTGTTAAATTATTGATCTTTAGCATATTTTCCGTCTTATGTTGGAGAAGCAAAAATTACAAATCTGTTGTTGTTTGAAAAATTAAAAAATTCAATCACTATATTTTTATAACCCATCTGCTTCAAGAAGTCAATATAATCGTGATGACTAGGGTCACGAATACCTTCAATCTTTCCATAATGAATACTATGTTCAATTATAATATTTTTTCCGTCCCATATAATTTAACAATTGTTTATTGTATTCTACTGTACTTCGTTGTTCTTCTTCCGTAAAAAATTCATTTATTAAATATAATGAATCAAAAAATCCAATCGTGTCAAAATTAATATTGTTTTTGCGAAATTCTTCTACAGTTTCGTTATGAAATGTAATGTTTTCTATTTGTTTTTTCTTTAAGTATGTAAATTTATTTGATAAGAAATCTTTTTGAATATCTAACATCGTGGTAGATGGTTCAACACTTATAATATTTTTTGGAGAAAAAAACGAAATAAATGGAACAAGTTCGCCATATCCACTACCCATATCTACGACAATTTTATCATTAATTATTTTTTTAAAATTTTCACTCGTGTGAAAAATTTTAATATATTCTTTAGATAAAAATGTTAAATCATGATTTTCATCATATATCATAGTGAATTGTAAATTTCCATAAGCAAACTTGTATCATAATGTTGTGTATCAAGGTTGCTGATTTGACTTAACACAATTTGATCTACGCTTTCAAAAGCAGTATCACCAATGGCATTTTCAGTTAGCACTTCGCCACGATGTTGAATAAGACTTAATTCACGAACACCATATGTTTTTTGCATTTCTTCTTTAAGAAAAGTTGCTTCTTCGTATGAAATAGAAACATCTAACTGCACACGAGCATAGGTACGGTCATCCAAGTGTTGTTCAGGCGCTTCTAACATTTGAATCAGATTCAACGTGCGATAACGAGGTGCCGCTGTCCAATTGTGATATTGAGGTTCTTCGCCCCATTTTAATATCACTGCGCCACGCTCGTCATCCCACGCATCCGCATAATTGTGCGGAAAGGCGTTTCCGATATAATGGACATTGTTTTTTATTTGTCTTTTATGAAAATGTCCAGTGAATACAGTATCTACACCGCCAAGATCATCTGCCTTAAGACCGCCATGATCTGGCATTTCTACCTTAGCGTTCATAAGAAAACTAGGCAATTCAAAGTGTCCCATGACATACTTTGACTTGATTTTGCGCATACTCTTGTATTCTTCACCAATAAGCCAAGGAACAAAGGTTACATCGCCTTCGGTGTGTTGATTCTCAATCAGTTCAATGTTCTTAAACTTCTGAATATAACGCACAGAGGTAATGGTGCGACGATCTTTGTGGTATAGGTCATGGTTACCTGGAATAAAGATAACACGCAACCCAAGGTCATTTAACCGCTCAAGTGACCGTAGGCTCACTTCCATAGTATTGATGTTGAGGGAGTTGCGGGTATCATGAAAATCACCAAGAAAGAGAACTGTATCGCATTCTTCTTTCTTAACAAGGTCAATAAACCATGTCATATAGTTCTCGCAGTCTGCGAGAAACTGTGCGGAGTTGCTCTTATAACCTAAATGAAGGTCGGTGAATATAGCTGCTTTGCTGAATAAGTTGGACATGTTCTTACTATACTATAATAAAAAATAATTGTCAAGTATTATTCTGAACCACCGCCACCACTAAAGTCTCCGCCTTTAAGAGCATTGTCTGTTTGGCGAGTGTAAGAAGGATTTAATCCATTTGCTTCGAGAATGTCGTCACGAAGGTGTTGGTTCCTCTTCTCAACGTTAAGAACTCTAGTAAAACTATTGGTGATAGTAGCAGTGTAATAAGCAAAAGGATTATTAGATTTGCTTTCATCAAATTGTAGCCCTACCTGTGATAACTGTAGCAATGCCTGAGAACGCATCTCATCATTGTATGTATAACCACGCCAGTTACCCTTAGAGCCATAGCGTTCGCATAGTTTAATAAACATACGAGCCAACATAGGAGTCATCTTGCCATGGTCTTTGTTAAACCATCCATTGGCGATGCCGCCTTCCCAATGTGACTTGCCGCAACAGATAAGATTATCATCCTCATCATAGCGATAATGTTGGAATGGTGGAAAATTTACTTTAACATGATGGTCTGCGCTACTTTTTGGTGATTTTTTACGACCTGGCGCAAGTGGAATATGATCCCATGTAGTAATTCTAAAAACTACTTCGGTTTTTGAAATCTTATGCCAATCTACGGCGTGATCATCTAATTTAGATTTTACACCGCTTGCAGTCATTGCTTCCCATGCTGCTTTAGCTAACCTATCTGCCCTTGCACGTTTTGCTTCTGCAATGGTCCGTTGGTTAATTTTACTTAAACTTGGGAGGATAATATCATAGACATGATCTTCCGCGGTTAAGTAACTGCAATAATTGTTTTTACTGCGATGAATTTCTTTTAGTAGTTCTTTGTTTGTAAGGTATGGTGTGCGTTTTGCTGTTGTCATGAATGTATTATATACTAATATTATTATTTAATAAATATTTTTATTAGGGTAATTATGGTTAATTTTACTTATCAGCCGAGTCAGTATTATGCTAGAACTCCAGTTACTAATCAAGTAACTACAAATTTTTATAACCCAGGTCAGGGTACGCCAATTGGTTATGGATATAACAATATATCCAATGATGCAAGATATAGTGGATATAACCCAAATAATCCTGTGCCTGGTACAATTGGTTATAGTTTGCCTGCTCAAGCCTATGCAAATTATGGAATTAATAACCTATCAAACTATGGCACACAAAGTTTAAAAACACAGCTTGTCAATACTGCGATTACTGCCGGTGTTAGTGGATTAATCAGTGGATTAACTGGTAATGGTAATAATCCAAGTAATGGTCGTTTATATGGCAGTGGAATTGCTTATGGGGCTACTAGCGCACAGTTACTACAACCAAGTTCTGCTGGCAGCAATGTAGCATTTCAAGATGATAGTGAAGATCGTGTTATTATTACAGACCAAAGCGGTATTTTTATTGGACAAAGTGATGTATTTGGACCTTTATCTGATTTTGGTGGTGTATTGTTTCCATATACGCCTACTATTTCTGTAGGACATAAAGCAAGCTATGATGCACAAACTCTTGTACATACTAACTATGTAACGCCACAATATCAACATAGCAGTGTTGATAATATCTCTATTGTAGGAATGTTCACTGCAAATTATCCTGCAGAAGCAGAATACATGGTTGCTATGTTGCATTTTTTCCGCAGCGTAACAAAGATGTTTTATGGCAACGATCAATTAGCTGGCACACCACCGCCTGTTTTGTATCTTGATGGATACGGTAAATGGACATTCGATCATATTCCTGTTGTAATTACTGGTTTTGATTATAGTCTGCCTAACGATGTTGATTATATCAGTTGTACCGTATTGGGTGAAAAGCAAAAGGTTCCCACTACTTTAACTGTAAATCTTAGTATGTTGCCTACATACAGTCGTAATAAGATTAGTAATGAATTTAGCGTTGTTGATTTTAGTCAAGGTTCGTTATTAACCAGCACATCTAGCGGTAGTGGCGGAAGCGGAGGATGGATTTAATGGTAACGACTCCAACTTCCTATGGTCAAGCTAGTCCATATTATAATACACCATTTTTTGAAAATGGCAAATTTCTTGATTTGCTTAATTATCGTGTAATTCCTAAGTTAGTAGATGATATTTTAACACCAATTCCTGCTAATTATGATTTGAGACCAGATTTATTTGCTAATGATTTATATGGCGATAGCCGTCTTTGGTGGGTGTTTGCTGCTCGAAATCCAAATACATTAATTGATCCACTATGGGATTTTACAACTGGCACACTAATTTATTTGCCTAAAAAAGGTACGCTGCAGACTGCGTTAGGAACGTAATATGCCAACTACCTTATCAAAAACCGAGCAACTTAGTGCGGCTAGCAACCAATTACAAACATGGTATAAGCAACAACTTGCAACAGGTAATCCATTACTTGGTACGCAATACTCACAAAAAGCATATGATATTCTTAATAGTGGAAACTATCCTGCTCTTGAATTAGCGGTTCCAAATGGTCAGCCACCTGATTCTTTTGATATTACATTTGCCCTACCCGAAGACCTTGGTCCATACACCGTTGTAAGCAATAATACTGGTTTTGGTACAGGACAACAATCAAGCATTCCTCGCACAAATATAACCGCACAGCAATATGCAGATGCACTAAATGCTTCACCAAACACAAATCAAGGTACTGCTTTTGATTCAGCACTTGCTCAATCATATGGCGCACAAGTTGCCAATGAACAAGCAACAACGTCAGTAACCGCTGCAACCGCCGCTGCAGCTTCACAGCAACAAGCAATCGAACAAGCAAATGTTATTGCACAACAACAAGCAATAGTTGCAGGCAATACAACAAATACTGCTACTAGCAGCGGCAACGGCACACCATTACCACTTACACAACAACAGATAGTAGATAATGCCAACGCAGTTCAAGCAGCACAAACTGCAACTGTAAATCAAACAAATGGCGTAACTCTTGTTCCTAATCAAACTATTAATGCAGCAACCAATGGCGTTACTGAAGATAGCACATCCGCTGCAACACCAAGTGTAACCAATACAATAAAATTTAGTGACCAAACTAATTCAAATATTGGCACAGGAAGCAAGATAAAACCTGGTGAAGACGTGATGTCAAGTACTGCGGCTACTTTGTCAAGCGGAATTGCGAGTGGTGGAAGCGATTCAGCAAGCAGTGCTGGCAATAATGGTACAACAAATATAATTAATGCGCCAGATAATAAATTACACAGTTATGTAAATTGGACATATAAAATTTCAATTTACGGCGTTCCTTATACAACTATTAACCAAATGTATGATGGCACTATCGCTCCTGGTAATGAAGAAGCAATACTTGCGGGCAGTTATTTTGTGCTCAGTGATGGTGGTTATGGTGGTAATACGGCAAGTCGTAATTTCTTTCCAAATGACCTAACGATTGATAATGTTGAAATAGAAACAATTGTTAGCAACGATCAAAAAACTCGTGGAACAGATGTTATTCGTATTAAATTTGATATTATTGAACCATATACTGTTAAATTTTTAGGACAGTTACAGCAATTAGCACTTCAATTAAATCCTGGTGCAAGTTGGGATGCTAGTTTTTATGTAATGAAGATTGAATTTTTAGGGTATGATGATTTAGGACAGCCTAAATCAATTGATAATACTACCAAATATATTCCATTTACTTTTTTAAATATGAAATTTAAAATAACAAGTAGCGGCGCAATTTATAGTTGTGACGTTATTCCAACTAATAGTATGGCAAGTACAGTACTAGATAATCAAATACCTTTTCATGTTGAAATTCAAGGCGCAACAATTACTGAGTTATTTCAAAGTGAATCTGCAAGTTATAATACCACTACCAATAAATTACGACCAAACAGTGCAGACCAAGAAATTAGAACAACAATAACAGAAAACGGACCAATAGGCACAAATACAACGGTTATTAAAGGTTTGGCTGATGCATTGAATAAAAACGAAGCGGACAAATGTCTTAAAGATAATTCAGGACAGCTATTGCCTAATAATTATAAATTTGTATTTGACGATAAAATAAACAATGCTAAAATTTTTGACCCTAACAAATTTTCAACTCAATCAACAGGTTCGACTGATCCAAAAAATTTACAAAATGCACTTGATGGAAAAACTGGTGCGCTTCCACTTGAATTGAAGAATGGTAAATTTAATGCACAAGCAGGCACAAAAATTACTGATTTTATTAGTAGTGTGATTACAGTCAGTAGTTATATGCTAGACCAATATAAACCAGGTGATAAAAGCAATACACCGTTAAGTTTATGGAAAACAAATCCTGTTGTAAAATATAGAGAATGGGATACAAGTCGCAATTTTTGGGCAATGGATATAGCATATTATGTAACACCGTATGATCTTAAAGGACAAGATAGTCAAAACTTTGGTCAAGCTGCAGTAAGTCCAAGTGAAATAGTAAAAAGTTATGATTATCTTTACAGTGGTAATAACAAAGATGTGTTAAGTGTCGATATTGATTTTCAAATGGCATTTTATGAAATTATTAATGGTTTATCCTCTCATGCTCAACTTACCAAAGACACGCCTGGTTCCCAGCAAATAACAGCTTCTTCTGGGCAGTCGGCACAATATGACAGTTCGCAAGATCAACGTTTTTTCAAACGTCGCAAGCATTATGTAAATGGCATTGCTAACCGTCAAAACAGTGCGCCAACGGGATTAGATGAAGCAACAATTGCTATTCAAAATGTTATGGAACGTAACTTTGATACTAGCGGTGATATGATTAGACTTAATATTGAAATAGTTGGCGATCCTGATTGGCTTGCGCAAGACACTATGCTGTATGGTCCGCTTATTGGAGGTTTTGATCCAATTTTAAGTAGTGGCAGTGTTAATTTTTTAAAACCTGCATACTTTAATTTCTTCTTTCAAACACCAACTAATGATTATAATGATACAACAGGTTTATTTCAAATAGATGGTGCATACAGTCAATTCAGTGGCACATATCAAGTAGTGCGAGTAATTAGTAATTTTAGTGGTGGTAAATTTACACAGAAATTAGATAATGTTCGTGTGCCAACACAAGAGCCGCCGACTGCTGGTGCAAGTAGAAGTGAAACAGTAGGCAACCAAACAGTTAATTCAGCCACGAGAGGCGTAAGTGAAAACCCGCCAGCAGAAGCAGCAAAAAATAAAACAATTGCTGTTAATCCGCCGCCACCGCCTGTGGGTGGTTCAACTGCACCATTTGGTTCGCCATCAGAGGAAGATTCTGGAATAGTAGGCACGGGATATGCATTCGGTGCATAAAAAGAGGAATAACAATGCCAAGTATTAATGATTTAGGATCAACACAATTTAGAAAAACTCCTAAATGGAGTGCGCATGAACAAGCAGACGGCGTTCGCATCAACGGCGGTCCATTTGTTGGTATCGTAAAAGCAAACACTGATCCACTACGCAGTGGGCGATTACAAGTTTGGATTCCTGAACTAGGTGGCAATCCAAATGATGATAATGCATGGCGTACTGTAAATTATAGCACACCTTTCTATGGCGTAACAAATCATCAAGATAGCAGTGGATACGAAGGCGCTCCGCATTCTTATGGAATGTGGTTTGTTCCACCTGACATTGGTATTAAAGTACTATGTACATTTGTTAATGGCGATCCTGCTCGTGGTTATTGGTTTGCTTGTATTCCTGAATGGCCTAATATGCATATGGTACCTGGCATAAGTGCGCCAGTAGATGGTTCTTCACCTAATCCTGTTGTCGATTATTATGCTGATGAAACGCCAGGCAATCAGTTGGCACAATTTACTACGCTACAGAAGAAATCACATAGTATTCAAGAAAAGATATGGGAAACGCAAGGATTGCTTCAAGACCCTGACCGTGGTCCTGGTACTAGCAGTGCATTTCGTGAAACGCCAAGTGCAGTGTTTGGTATTAGTACGCCAGGTCAGCCAATTGATCCAAACGATCCACAAGTTTTCAGTGACCCATTAAATGCTCCATACGATAGTTTTGGTGTAAAAGGACGTAAAGGTGGGCATACGTTCATAATGGACGATGGTGATAGTAAAGGCAAAAATCAAATGGTGCGCTTGCGTAGTGCTGGCGGTCATATGATTATGATGAATGACACCAAAGATTTTATCTATCTTATTAATAGTAAAGGCACATCTTGGGTTGAAATTAACTCTCAAGGTGATATTAATGTTTATAGCGGTAGTAAAGTAAATGTATTTGCGCAAAGTGAAATAAATCTTGAAACAAAAGGTTCGCTTAAACTTCATGGCGGCACAGTAGATATCAAAAGTGATGCTGGTTTAAACATTGAAGCAAAAGATATTAATATTCTTGGTAGCGGAAGCACTAAGATGACAGGTAAAATGTCTTTACATTTAAAAGGCATGAACACTTATCTTACAGGCGACAGTTGTATTCAAATAAAAGCAGATGGTCACATTGACCTTAAGGGCGCATGTCATACTATTAATACTGCTGATGCTACAAAAGCAACAGAAGCAAGCGGCGCACAAGCACCCAGCAGCATGCCAACTAAAGAAGCATGGACAGGTCACCAGAGCGTTGCTAATCCACAGGCACAGCCAACCTATGGAGCAAAACAAAATCAACCTGCTGGCGCTGCTGGCAAGTATGGCGCAACATCAAATTATGGTAGTGGAAAAGTTCAACAATCTTATGGTCCAATGACTAATAATATTCCGCCAACTGTTTATAATAATGGTCCGCAAGGAAGCTTTGGCGGACAAAGTTCAATGTATGGTAGCTATTCACCTGCTGGGTATATTTCAACTGGACTCAGTTATGCTGTTCAAAATATTATACAAAATATAACTTATGGCACTGGTGCAAGTTTTGAACCAAACAATGCAGGCAGTCCGAGTAATACTAATACTCAATACAGTGTAGGTGAATCACAAAACAACCCTGGTAATTTACAATATGACCCAACTGATAAATTTGCTATTGGTTTTGCTAATCATCTTGCAGTATATACCAAACCTGAAAATGGCATTGCTGCACTAATGACATTGTTTGACAGTTATTATAGCACACCATCAGTAAGTTTAACAAGCTTAGATTTGTGTTCAAAATACCTACAAGCTAAACTTAAAACTGATAATAATGTTATATCACTTGCACGATTCATTCAAAATAATATTGGCATTAACCCAACAGATTTTGTAAATTTAAAAGACCCAACGACAAGAATAGGTTGGGCAAGTGCCATGATTAACTTTATTCAAAAGAGAATCAGTTATACTTACGACCAAGTAGTAGGCGGATGTGCGCTTAGCCTTGGAATTGATGCAGCTACATTTGCTGCAAAAGCACAGCCTGTAAAACAACCATGGCAAAATAGTAATGGAGCAAATCAATACAGTGGATTTGTTAATCCAGCAACCAATACTAGTATATCACATGGCGGTAGCAGTCCGTTGCAAACAATTGGAACAACTATTCTAAACAGTGTTATTAACAATGTTGTTGGAACTGTTAGCTATAATGTTGGTAGCGCAGTAGGCAATGCTGTTAATAATGTTGTTAATGGCAGCAGTAGTACAAGCGGCGCTGCTATTTCACAAAATACAGGCGTGTTTAGCCAGTTAAATGGTCAGGTATTTGGTAATGGTCAATGTGCTGCTCTTGCGCAAACTAATATTCCAAACTTTGGAACTATGAGCAGTGTTCAACAAGGTTCAAACGTTTTTAGTAGCAAACCAGCACCAGGCACCATCATTACTACGTTTAATTATACTGATGCGAATGGTAATCCAGCTTATGCACCGCCAGGCAGTGGTGGCGTAAGCGGCTCAAGTCATACTGCAGCGTTTCTTGATTATCACTATGATGCTAATGGAAACCGTGATGGTATTGTCGTACAAGATCAGTATAGTGGCAAATCATGCGGACCTCGTGTCATATATGATGGCAATGGTAATGAAGCTGCTAGTAAGTTCTATGTAGCAAAGAGTGCTGCAAATGGTTATGATGCAAACGGTGTTCAGCTACCAGGTTCGCCAACAACTATACCAGAAGAAAATGTTCCACTTCCACCAAACAGACCTACTGATCTTAATGCAACCGATGCTGATAGTACTTCTGCTCGTGATGTTGCAAAATCCAATAGCAATATCATTCCTACAGCTTCAAATCCAGGTGATATTGCAGGCGGTGGTACTGATAATACAAGTACTACAAACGTTGCAACTGTTTCAAACCCAACTGACCGTTCGCAATACAACTATGGCAGTGGTTCGCAAGCACAAGATACTAGTATAACTGTTGGAAGTGCAGGCGATAGATTGCCAGGCGATGCGACAGGAACAGCTACTGCACAGATAGATGCTGCAAATAATGCATATTATGCAACAAACTATCCATCAAATCCGCAACCAAACGATAATACAAGTGGATTAATATCATCTAATCCTTATATTCCAGCACAAGTTGGTGGATTAACTCGAACATACGACGCTTCAAGCGGAACTTATAGTTGGGTAGGAAAAGATGATACTGGCGCTTCAATTAGTGTGCAGGATAGTACTATTAAAGGACTATATGCTCAAGGTCAAACTACAGATTCACTTAACACGCTTTCACCAAGTGGTATAAAATCAATTGAAGATAGTGGAACTATACAAGCATCACTTGCGCAGACCGAAGGTGGCAGTGGAAGTTACTTGAGCAATGTAACTGACTATAAAGCACCAGTAGATAATAGTATTACTGGTGATCAGCGTGATGCTGCATTTAATAGTGATTACAATAGTAGCCGTGATATTAATTACACGCCAACTGCTTCTGATTATCAAAATCAAATGCCACAGCCTACAAATAATATAACAAGTCCAGATGGAGCAACAGGATATTTAAATCCAGATCATCCATACGCATCGCCTGGTTTAAACCAAACTTCAACAGCATATAATCAAATTACTGCTGATCCAAGACAAGGTGAAGGAACGCTCAGCGGTGGTTATGCTGATCCAGCAGTTAGCGTAACTTCTCAGCCAAACAATACTGCAGCAACACCAACGGATAACTCGTATCTGCCAATAGAAAAACCAGCACCAAGTGCAGGTAGTGGTTCAGCAGCACCTGGTGGCGCACAAAATACTCCACAAGGCACAGCGGCAACCAACGGAGCAGGCAAGAGTTGTTAAGGTAAATACGTAATGGCATTATATAAAGGTTATAGTTCAGTTAATCGTGATTTTGGACCATATGGGATCAGTGATAATGATCTCATTGTTCAAGATTTGTTAAATCATCTTTCAATACGAAAAGGTGAAAAGTTAATGAATCCGAATATTGGTTCAATTATTTGGAATAGATTGTTTGATCCACTTACACCAGCATTAAAAAATGAGATTAAACAAGATATTGACAGAATTATAAAATATGATCCACGATTTAATGTTGTTAGCCAAACACTTGTTCAGGAATCACCTGATGGATTAGGATTGATTCTTAATTTTCAATTACAATTTGCAACAGATAGTAAAATTGCACAGCTTAACGTATTGTTTAACAGCCAAACTAATAAATTGCATGTGCTTTAATAGTCGCAGTTAATTTACAAAATAAATAATAAGAGGTAATTTTTAATGGCTGTGGGAACTCGTCAAACCAATATCTTTGCTGCAGAAGATTGGAAAAAGATTTATACAACTTTTTCTAATGCAGATTTTCAAAGCTACGACTTTGAAACACTACGCAAGGTTATGGTTGATTATATCAAAACCTATTATGCTGAAGATTTTAATGACTTTATTGAAAGCAGTGAATATGTTGCGTTACTTGATGTTATTGCATTTGCTGCACAAAGTGTAGCATTCCGCACAGACTTAAATGCTCGTGAAAACTTCTTGGAAACTGCAGAACGCCGTGATAGCGTCCTGAAACTAGTAAAACAATTAAACTATGTTCCTAATCGTAATCGTCCAGCTAGTGGATTTTTAAAAATTAAGAGTGTAGCAACCACAGAAAACATTCAAGATGTTAATGGCACTAGCTTGAGCCGTCTTACTGTAAATTGGAATGATGCAAATAATGCCAGTTGGGCAAGCCAATTTACACAAATTATGAATGCAGCAATAAGCAGCAGTCAGAAAATTGGCAAACCTTATGCCAGCAAAGTTATTAACAATATTCGCACAGAACAATATAACTTAGCTATTCCAAATACTATTCTACCTATCTTTACTTTCAATAGTACTGTTGCTGGTACATCAACACCATTTGAAGCAATTAGTGCTAATATTTTAACAAGTAATACTATTACTGAGTACAATCCCGGTAACCGTGGTCAATTTGGTATAGTTTATCAAAACGATAGCCGTGGCAATGCATCACATAATACAGGATTCTTTATCTACTTTAAGCAAGGAGTGCTAAACTCAACTGATTTTAGTATTACTGAAAAAGTTGCCAACCGTGTTTTCAGTATTAACACTGCCAATATTAATAATAGTGACATATGGATGTATGAAATTACCAATGGCACTATTGGTACAGAATGGACTCAAGTAGCAAGCACTGCTGGTAGCAATGCTATCTATAATAGTGTTGCTCGTGGTATTCGCACACTGTACAGTGTAAGCACTCGTATTAATGACCAAATTGATTTAATTTTTGGTGACGGAAGTTTCAGTGAAATTCCATTAGGCAATTATCGTGCATACTATCGTGTTTCAAATGGTTTAACTTATCGTATTTCACCAAGTGACATGAGCAATATTACTATTAGTGTGCCATATATCAGTGGAAATGGTCGTACAGAAACTTTAACTATTAATGCTGCGCTACAATATACAGTTTCAAATTCATCACGTCGTGATTTGACAAGTGAAATTAAACAAAAAGCACCACAGGCTTATTATACACAAAATCGTATGGTTAATGGCGAAGATTATAATACATTTCCATACACTAGTTACAGCGATATTGTTAAAGTAAAAAGTGTAAATCGTTTTGCCAGCGGCGTTAGTCGTGGTTTAGATATTACTGATCCAACTGGAAAATATACTTCAACTGATCTTTATGCACGTGATGGTATTTTTTATAATACAAGTTATACAAGCAGCTTTGACTTTACATTTAATAGTCGCAATGATATTTTAACAGAAATCAACGATAAGATATTGCCTATTATTCAAGGTTATCCTATGCGCCATTTCTACTTTGAAAATTGGAAGGCATTAGATTTCACTACACTTGCGCCTGTTTATTGGTCACGTAGTACCGATGATACAGTGAGCAGCACAGGATTTTTTATTACTGTAGGTGATACTGCTAAAAAACCACAATCTATTGCTAGTGGTACGACTAATAACCTTCAATATCTACAAATTGGTAGTCTTATTCGTTTTGCTGCGCCCGTTGGCACATACTTTGATGCAAATAATGTATTAATTACTGGAACTCCACAGCTTAGCAGCGATAGAACTTATATCTGGGCAAGTATCCAAACTATTACTGGAACAGGTTCAACTACTGTATTAGTTGCTGGTCGTCAAATTGGTGCCGTTACTATTAGCGAAAGTATTCCAACTGGCGCACTAGTAACTGATGTTTATGTACCATTTTCATCAACGCTACAATATACTACGATCAACACTATGGTCAGTTACATATTGAACAAAACTGAGTTTGCTATTCAATTTAATTATAAAAAAACGCCATCATTAAACGATCCTTGGCAGATTATTCTAGCAAACAATGTTAATACTACTGCACCTTTTGATTTAACTACTCAAGGAACAGCTAGTGATAGTAGTTGGTTGATTCGTTTTAATACTGATGGTTTAAAATATACAGTGACTTATCGTCAATTAGACTATATTTTTGGCAGTGCGGCACAAGTAAATTTCATTGATACTAATCCAATAAAAATTTATGATGCAGCAACTAACAGTGTTGTCCAAGATAATGTGCGTGTGTTGGCAGTGAATAGTGGCGTAAGCAATGACGTAAATTTAAACGTTTATAAAAATTATGTTATGAATGATGGTTATACAGATACTACTCGTACATATGTGACATATCCTACAAGTTCAACTACTGGCTTGCCAACTGATCCTTATATTTTTAGAGAAGTAGTAAGCGGAACAAATTATGTATTTTATAAAAAGTACATTGATATTGATAACCTTATTCGCTATTCAAGTGTATCAACTGGTGTTATCAGTACAGTTTATCCTACAAAATCTTCTATAAATTATGTGCGAAACAATTTTCCTATTAATACATTATTTTATGCTACAAGTGATGCAGCTTTTTATCAGATACAAAATATCAATGGCGTTGCAACAGTAGTAGATGTAAGCGATATGTATTTTGTTGCCACTGGCAGACAAAACTTAGTATTTGAGTATCAACATAATGCTGAAAATACTCGTAGAATAGACCCAGCCGCAACAAATTTAATTGACACTTATATATTAACTCGCTCATATGATGAAGCATATCGTAATTATGTTGTTGATAATACAGGTATCGTGTCAAAACCAGCAGATTTAGATAGTGTTACACTTAATAGTAGTTACAGTGGATTGTTTAATTATAAAATGTTAAGTGACGAAATGATACTAAATGCTGGCGTTTATAAGCTATTATTTGGCAATAAAGCCATAGCTAGCTTACGTGCTAATTTCCAAGTTATCAAAACACCAAATACTACACTAAGTGATACTGAAATTAAGAGTCGTGTTATCGATGCTATTAACAGTTATTTTTCACTTGATAATTGGGACTTTGGTGATACGTTTTATTTCAGTGAATTAAGTGCATATTTGCACAATCAATTAAGTGGTTTTATTAGTAGTGTCGTGTTAGTTCCTGTAGATACTGGAACTAGTTTTGGTAATCTATATGAAATTTTGTGTCAGCCTAATGAAATTTTCTTAAGTGCTGCTACAGTTGATAATGTTCAGGTAGTAAGTGGTGTGTTAAGTGGTATTAATACCGCAGGTGTTAAT